CCTCTATATATAGAACCATCTTTTCTAATATAAAAATGATACCCAATTCCTGCCCAACCTTTTGTATTTTTATGATAATTATGTATTACTTCTACACTTTGTAAAACAGTTACTCCACTATGGTGGCATACAATTTGTTCTGTTGTATTTCTTATGTCCATTGCACCAAACTTAAAATTATTTTCTATTATATTCATAATTTATTCCTCCTTCTTAATTGCTTTTTGCCCCAATAAATACGTTGAAATGACTCCATTAATTGCAGCTATAACTCCTGTTATCTGTGCACAATATGGTATTGCTATTCCTTCAACTGCATTAATACCCAAAAGCAATGCACTTATTATTGTTAATACATTTAATGTGTATTTAGCAATTTTTTTTATTTTTTCCATTTTTTTATCTCCTTTCTTTCAAAATCATTAAATTTTCATGAATTTCTTGAAATCCTTTTATTGCTCTTTCATCGTGTTGCTTAAATTCATTATTAGTGTTGTCCATACTTGTTTTAAGCAAGTTCAAGCTTTCTGCTATGTTGCGATTGCTTGCGGATAATTCTTTAAGGATTGAATTGCTTGCTTCCCTTTCCGCCTTTTTCTCTTCTTTATCCGTCTGATCTTTATCTTTTCGGTCCTTTCTGTCATAAAACAGAAACAAAACAAATAAACTCGCCATAACCACAGTCCCACCATATTGAAATATTAGTTTTAATATTTCTGCCAGTTCTTTCATTCCCCCACCTCTCTTCATTTAACTTTTTAATGCTTTTATGATTTTATTCAAGCAAACGTAAGGTTGTATATTATAAAATCAATTTCAATCATTTTTTTCTCCTTTCAGCATTTCTATTTCTTTCTTTAATTCTTCTATCTGTGCTTGTTGTTCTTGTATAGCCTTACAGCATACTGATACAAATGAATATGTATCTACTCCATCATTATTTTTTGATGTTATTTCTTTCGAATACTTATAATTTTCTCCAATAACAAAACCAATATGTTTTTTATCTGTATCTTTTTCATTTTTTAAGTTGTATTTATATATGTCTATATTTTTGATTATTTCTAGTGCATTGTCTTGCATTTTTTTAAAGTTCTTTTTATGTTCTACTAATGATGTTTGAATTAAAGTTGGAGTTGTTATTTGATTATGCGTTATTTCTGATGATGAACCACCATGTTGTACTTCAATAGAAGACATATAATCACCAGCCATTATATAAATCGCCTGTGATGAATTACCGTTGACATATCCTGCACCAATAGGTTGCATATACGAAAATATAGAATTATTATTATTATTTTCAACTCTTAATATATCCTGTGACGATTTGTCTCCTTGTACTCTTATTGTTCCTCCTGTAATCGTTGCATCACTACTTGTTATAGTTCCTTTTACATTAGCATTTTTGCAGGTCATATTTCCATCTTTATCGACATTAAAATTTGTACTTTTTATTATTGTGTTATCACCCGTTAAATTTATTTCTTTTCCGTTTAAGGCTGATTCTGTTTGCATCGATAGTAGCTGCTTCACTAGATTGATTAATTTTTGAAATAATTTCATTATTTCCCACCTTCTTTTTCACTTCACTGTTTATATTCTCAGCACTTACTTTTATTGCACCATTCATTTCTGTCGTTGTGCTGTAATCTTCTAGCTTTTTATTAACTGATAAATCTATTAACTCCTTTGTTTGTTTAATCTCGCTATTCATTCCTAATTTAGTTGCAAACACACTGGTTAAGCCGTTATCTCTGACGTAAACTATATCTAATTCTGCCTCACTATATATATTTGTTACGTTTTTATATGTATGTAATTGTTCTATCTTGTTCCAAGCCTCTTGTTGTTCAGCAGTATAAGGTACTATTTCTTCTTCTGCCAGTTCGTATTCAACAATCACTGGTGTGCCGTTAGCTTTTTGTTGTGCTAACCAACTTTTCCACTCTTCAACAGTTGTACAAAAATCTATTTTAAACAAAAACATCGCACGATTATAAGTATTTTCGCACAATGAATTTAAGTTAGCACTAGTATATCCATTAGAACTATATTTAAAATGTGTACATATTTTCTTATGTGCTTTTTCTAATGCTCCATAAACATCTGTATTGAGAACCCAAAAAGCGTAATAGTTATCTCTTGCTGTCAAGGTCCATTTTTCTGTACCATCTAGCACAATCTGTTTCTTCTTATGATGTATTCCATCATCTGCTAAATAACTTCCTTCCATTAGCTTTTGTCCTTCTGCTAGTGGGAATGTTACTGTTTGAGATTGATATGGTTCAAAGTTCTTCCCAGTTACTTTAACCTCTATATCTCCTTCGATATTTTGTATTGGACTTAGAAAGTCTGGACTTGGGCTTATACCATATTGTTCATATTCCCCACCGTCTAAAGAAATCATAGGCTTAAACAATAAATTATTCGCACTATAACTTCCTTGTATGTAGATATTGACTTTTACTGTTGTTTCGCTTGATAATGTGAATGTAACACCAGTACCAATATCAATTGCTAGAACATTCCAAGAACTATCTTGAACTGCTAATCTATATGTTGTCTTAGTTCCACCATTTGGACAACCACTTAATTTATAAGTTCCTGCTGGTAAAGTTAAATCATTGTTTATTCTAAAATTTACAATTGATGTACTACTATTTGTCCCATTAACATTAACAGTCTTATCATCATTTATTGTTGCTGTTACTCCATTGCGTGTAATTGTAGATAAATTATTTAATAATAAATTCTTCCCACTTCTTGTAGATTGATTTGTCTCGCCTTTTGGTTTTATGCTTGCTAATGGCTCATCACTACTGTCTTCTAAGTGTATATTTTTTCCAGTAGCTGTGTTTTGTGTGTTTGTTATGTTTTCTACCGATTGTTCTACTGATGATACTTTACTGGTTATTCCATTTACGTCTTGCTCTACTTTGGTTATCTTTTGTGTGTTCTCTGTGGTTTCTTCGGTTAGTTGAGTTATTTTTCCATCTATCTGATTAATATTTGACTCCACTCTTCTGTTTATAGTTCTTTGTGATGGTGTTCTAGTAGTTGTTTCTTCTTTTGCTTTACATTGTATTTTGCTTTCAATATTTGCAATCCAACGTCCTGAAAATTGCATTGAACCTTGGTATATTACATTTTTACCATCTATAACAACGATATCTCCTGTATCTAGTGCTGGATCTATTATGCTTTCGCCCTCAAAACTGTAAAATTCTAGTCCTTTTAATGTGTTATAAATATTATTGATTTGATCTTGATCAACTATGTACATATTGTCTTGGCTGATATAAACTGTATTGCCTGTTGTATCTCCTTTTTCAAATAGTTGTATTCCATCATCATATCTTACACGTGTTATTTTAAATTTTTCTCCCCATTTAAAAGTCTTAAATAACTTTAATGGAAGTGTAACTGAACTTTCTCCGATTGTTTTTATATATAGTTTTCCATCTCTACCTATTACTGCTATTCCACCAGCTTGTTCTGCTATATAACTTAAATAAGTTCTTGCTGATACTGTATTGTCGTACACTGCTATTTCCTTATTCATGTTTAAAAAAGAAGTAGAACCGAAGTTCTACTCCTGCTTTTGTACATAAGTCTTGTAGTACCTGTATTATTTTTGCTTTTCCATTATTGCTATCTATTAGTGTTTTTCCATTATAATTAAATTCAAATTTAATCATATTATCGCGTAATTTAAATGTTACTGTGTAATCGTCTTCTTTGCTTATATCATCCACATTAAATACTCCAACAGGTATTATTTCGCCTGTTATTCCACTCTTGATTTCTACTTTGTTTATAGTTGCAGGTATTACTGATTTATATAATTTTAATTCTATGCTTTGTGCTTCTATACAGCCCAATGCAAACTCATCACTTGAGAAAGCTTTTTTCGAGGGTTTACAGTCTAATATATATTTAGAATCTATCTCCGTGTCATTTATGTATACTTTTAATAAATGAGTTACATTGTATACTTTAGACTTATAGTTATTACTTGTACTATACATTAACTATTTGCCCCCTCTACCGCTGTTTTTTGTGCTTCTGTTAATTCTTTTTGCATTAAATTAAAAGAGCACTTCCATTTTGTTTTGGAAGTACTCTTTTCTTTTTCTGTACTTATCATTTCGACTTTTCTTTTTGATACTCTAAACTTTGCATTTTCTAAAAAACCTCCATTTACTACTGGAACTTTAACATCCAATATAAATGGGTTTTTATATGTCTTTTGTATAAGTTGTTCTGCTTCTTCTTCTGTGTTAAAATCCCATGACATAGAAAGCTTTAACATTCCTACAGCTATGGGATTATCTATTAAAGAACCATCAACAATAGAAGAATAACTGTCTTTGTCTGTATCTTCTATGTCTGCACTATATGTTGACGGTGTTGGTAAATTTCCCGTATCTCCATGTTCTTTCCATAACATAATTTTATCCTCCTACTAATGCTTCTATGTCTTTCCCTGATTGTCTTTTCATATCTCTTAAATTGTCTAATAATATTTGTCCTAGTTTTGTACTTCCTACATTTACTGTAAGATTTATAGGCCTATCGCTATTTTCGTTATTATAATTTGACAAAACATCTTCAAACGTTTCTCTCATTATATTTTGTGGGGCTGTTATTTCTGGGTTATTGCTTGCTCCTGCATATTCTCCGAAAATTGCTAGTGTTTTTTCATAAGCGACATTTCCCTTTGCTAATCTTGGTAATGATACTTCGCTCATATAGCCGATGTTAAATCCAAATTTTTTTCCGCCCATTCCTGGAACCCAATCTGGAATGTCGAAGCTTAAATTATTCATTACTGATATTACCTTATTTATTCCTTTTACAACGCCATTTGCCATACCCTCGATTCCACCTAAAATAGAGTTTATAATTCTTTTTATTGTGTTCCATATTCCATTAAATATATTGGTTACTGTAGTTTTTAACCCATTCCATACATTATTCCAGATATTTTTTATTCCATTAAGTACGTTTGAAATAGTATTTTTTATTCCATTTATTGCATTTGATATTATTGTCTTTATTCCATTCCATATTGTATTTGCTAACTGTTTTATCCAGCTCCATACGGTATTCCAGATATTTTTTATTACATTTAATACGGACACTATACTATCTTTAATAATATTAAGTATTGTTGCTACTGCAGTTTTTAAAGCATTCCATATACCTATAAAAAATTCTTTAATTCCATTCCATGCTCTTTCCCAATCGCCAGTAAATACTCCTATTATAAAATCTAATAAACCAGATAGTGCATCTATCACATAGCCAATAACTTTAATTATTTCTGTTACTGCCGGGGTAACTATATTTAATACAAATTCTATTACCGGAGATAAAAAAGATATTATCGAACTTATGGCCGTAACTAATTTAGAAATGCATCCTAATAATTTAGAAAAGGTTTCCCTTCCTCCATTGTCCCATATTTCCTTTAATTTTTGTGTTACTAATTCAAACCATCCTGATAGTGTTTCACATATTCCAATTATTGAATTTGCAAACTCTTGAAAATTTTCGCTTGAAGTCCACTCTTCTATTGTTCTATAAAAATCTTGAACTATTAAAAGTAAATTATTAAACCCATTCCACAATTGTTGTATTGTTTCAGTCCCACCATTGTTTTGCCATGCGTTTGCAAACGCAGTATTTATATTTCCTATAATATTAAATATGGATGTCAACGCCTGAAAATATATACCTAAAGTTTTTTCGCCCGTTCCATTTAGCCATACTTCTTTAAAACTTTTTCCCATTGTTTTTATTAGTGTTATATTGCTGTTAAATGCATATTCCATACTTTTCAGTAATGGTTTACCATATTGACTCCATGATTTTTGTATAGGTTTAAATAATAGTAAGAGCTTCTTCTTTATCTTATCAACCCATCCCATCATTTGATTATCCATTTTTGATAAATCAAAACTAGGAGCTGTTGTCCCTCCACTTCCACCATCCGAATTATCTTTGTCCGAAATATTATTTATTTCACTATGGACACCTGCTAACGCTTTTGTTTCCTGTTTCGCTTTTTTTGCACTTCCAGCCATGTTAGCATATGAACTTGCACTTGCTTTTGCAAATATATTTACTCCTGTTAATACATAAGCAACACTTTGAATAGCTTTCATTAATTGATATACTAGATTAGTGACAAATTGAATTACTGGTGCTAGTACACTACCCATAGCATACTTCATATAATTTATGTTTTCACTTAATTGCTTTGCTCCTGCATTTTGGCTAGATAGCCATGCATTTGCACACCCACTTAATATTGAATAAATTCCTCTTAATGAAAATAATGCCATTGCATATTTTAAAACATGTCCTAATCCGTTTTTTAAACCTGTTCCCATTCCTTTTATATTATTAGTTATATTTTGAGTGACTTTAGGTAAACCTTTAAAACTGTTTTTCATCTTTGATATGCTTGGCTTTACTTGGTCTATTTTTTGTTTAAATCCACTTAAAAAGCTAGTCAATTTTCCTTGACTAATTGCTGTTTGATTTATTTCTTGTTTTAATTGTGTCATTTTGTTTTTTGCTTCACTAAGTTGTTTATTATACATTTCTATTTCAGTATATAATTTTTGTGCTTGATTATTTAACACTGTAAAATCTTTATTCTTTCCTAATGCATTATTCACTGTTGTATCCATTGCTTTATCATTAGGGTTTATTCCTTCTGGTGTTACACTTTTTCTAGTATCATCCACAATTTTATCAATCTGAGGATTTATTACGTTTAATTTCATTTGTCGAGCATTTATTTTTTCTTGCAAACTATCTATTTGTTTTTGTACTTGAGATATTTGTTTTTGTGCATCTTTATTATTTACTTTTATTGCTATTTCATTGTTTTCTGAACTTTTCTTTAAATTTTGCATTTTCTTTTTCATAAAATTAACTGCTTGATGTAACTTACTTGTCATTGCTCTAGTATCTACTTTTGAAAAAGCCTCTTGTGCTTGCCTTATTGTTTGCTTTATAGTTGGTAAAACCTTTTGAAACTTTTTTAACGCCTCTTCTACTTGTGCTGTTACAATTATCTCAATTTCCTCTACTGTCATGCTTTCACCCTCTTTCTTTTTAAGCATAATAAAAGCACCAGATTTAATCTGATGCTAAATGAAAAACACCTGCATTTGCAAGTGTTTTAATTATTTATTTCTTATATATAATAAGGATTTGGTTTAAATAACAATGCTATAAAATCTATTATTATTCCTACTCCAAATAATCCACAAGTAAATAGATATAATATTCCCATTCCTGTTTTGCCTTCATAGAACTTGTGTGCACCTAGAAATCCTAAAAATGCACAAAGTATTATTGCCACCCATTTATTTTTTGGTCTACCAGATACTGCTCCAATATTCTTATTCATATTGGTGTTAGTGTTTGTATTATTTATTACGACCTGAGGTTGTTCTCCTTTTAATTGTTCAACTTGTCTTCCACAGTGAGTACACATAACCGCATCTTCTGGAATCTTTTCACCACAAAATTTGCAGAATTTAGTTTTTATTTGTATATCTTCCATCTTCTATATCTCCTTTTATTATATTATATAAAGAAGTATAGCACTTTTGTTCATATATTTTTGTCGAAACTTGTCGAAAAAATTATTTTTTTCCTTCTATCATAAGAAGTCTCATCTTTTTTGTTATTTCTTCTGGTGACTGAATGTATTCTTTTTCTTCATCTTGAAATAAATTTTTATAATTATCTCGAATAGGGATTATTTTTGGATTTCTCGATAAGCTATCTGCTCTTATTAATTTATTTGTTACCGCTTCCTGTAAATTAATCTCACGTTTTAAATCGTCAGCATTTTTAGCCAAATGAGTTTGGCAATAAATATTGATTTCTGAATATCTACTATTCCAAAATTCAAACGGTTTCATGTTAAAATAATATGCCAAAGACTCTGTTGCATAAATCAATTCAATTAAATTATTTGTATTTTTTATTCTTAAAATTATATCATTTAGCCCCTGAAACCTTGGAATTGTTCCTCTGCTATTTTGCTCATTGCATTCTCTGCCGATTTTTGAACTAATTCGTTCATATTCATTGTTGATAAAGGATTTGATATCAACTCTTTTAGTTCTTTCTTGGTCATTTTCTTTTTGAAAAAACCCTCTTCGTTCAAAGCCTCCGCAATCTTTAAATATAAATCATTTACAACTATTCCTTCTTTTCTACAATCGTCTATAAAATCATATACTTCATCTATTGAATTAAATGCACTTTTCTCATCTTCTGTTTCTGCTAATTTTAATATAATTTTAGCCAAAGCTTCTATATCGCATATAGCATAAGCTTTTGTAAAAGCTTCTTCAAAATTTTTATTTTTTAGTAGGTTAGCTATTTCTACTATTTTTCTTGTTTTTATTACTAAATTAATTATTTTATTTTTGGTTTCTATTATCATATTTTCTCTCCTTTGCAAAAGAGAGAAGGCTTATTCTGCCTTCTCAGTATTTTTTTCTGTTGTGCTAGTTCTATTTATGGTTCTGCTCCTAGCACTCAATTTTACAGAACTAGGCTGTGGGAAATCCTTTGCTTTCTGTTATTTCTGAACTTCTATAGATTGTTAATTTTGATTTTAACATATCATCTATAGCAATTTCACTCATTCCTATATAACATGTACCTGTAAAATACCATGTTAATGGTTTTCCTTGTTGTGCAGCAGTATCCTCTGGTAATTGAATTGCCCAATATCCATTTGTTTTAGCAGTTTGTAATGCTTTTAATTCATCATATTGATCTTCTTTAAATAATATTTCTATTTCTAGATTTTCTGCTTTTTGTCTTCCTTCTGTTTGTCTTTCGTCAGGAATATCTAAAGCACTATATGTTATTCCTTCTGGTGCCTTTAGAAATTCTGGTATATTTTGCACGAACGCTACTTGTTTTCTTTTAGTTGCATCTTTTAAATCTGCTAAAGTATCAGCATGAAATAATTTTGTTAATGTACTTGCTTTTGGTTCTGGCATTTTTTATTCCTCCTTATTATCTTATAAAATTAAAAGAACTCGTTATAGAATTATAACGAACTTCAAAAGTTATTGTTATACCATATTTTTGCAGTATCTGATCATATACTGCAGGACTGGTATTAGTCCTTATTAAATTTAATTCTTGAAGTCTTGTACTAACTTCATCTGTCATTTGCATTGCTTGTCTTTGTTTTTCATTCCAACAAGTGATTGATATTTGAAATGTAGAACGAATAGGAAATGCGTTTTCTGTTAGATTTACTGATTTCAAAGGTGTATGCAATTCCAATATAGGAAATTTACTTTCTGTATTTGGATTGCTTAAAATCGGTTTATTCTTATACAAATTTTCTAGCTTTTCATATACTAAATCGCTAAAGTCCTTTATACTTAAATCTTTCATTATTTGCATACCTCCAAAAAAGAAGAACATTTCTGTTCCTCTTTATATTTCCATATATAGCCATAAGCTTTTTTATATTTTCCTAAACAACAAGCAGAAATATATCCGTTATCGAATCCAGTTTTTCTTTCCGCTTCTCTAATTCCTTCATATTCTGCAATTTTATTCATATTAATGTCATATTGAATTATTTTTCTAGAAAGCTGATTTTCACTTCCATACCTTGGTTTATTAAGTCCTGTCTTATATGCATGTTTTACATTTTCCGAACAAGTAACCCATTCTAAATTTTCAACATTATTGTTGGATTTATTGCCATCTTTATGATTTACTTGTGGTAAGTTCTCTGGATTAGGTATAAATGCTTGTGCCACCATTCTATGAACTATAATATGTACTTTTCTTTTATATTTCCAAAGAAATATAGTCGGATATCCATCTTTGTCATGTATTAACTTCATATTGATATTTCTTTTTAGACTTTTTATATGCCCTAAATTACTAACTTGGTATTTTTCTTTTAAGCCATCTATATTAATATCCTTCCAAATTTCTTGCATTAATCATGCCTCCTATTTTTTTATTTACAAATATCTCTAAACATTTGGTTGAGTTTCTTTATTGTAATTTCTTTATTTTCGTCTCTAGTATAAAACGCACTATCAGTCATGAAATGACAAGCTTTAACTCCGTGTGCTACATAAAATTGCGTACCATTTATTTCAATAATTGGATAATGCAATTCTTTTTCAGTCTTTGAGACAGGAATGAACCACTGACTTCCTCCTGTTTTCAAGAAATGTTTTGTAGTTCCTACTGGAGGTAGTTCTCTAAAATCTCCTGTACCAAAATGTTCAAACATAGCCCAAGGAAACTTATCTTTGTCTGTATATACACGCCCTTTCACTTCTTTGGTTGACATATCAATCATTTCGACTAATATGCCTTCTTCATTATGTCCTTTTTCCAACCTTATAGCGTAACCTCTAATGTTTTTTAATACATCTTCTGTTATTATTTTTGCAGTTTGTGGTAATTTTTGAATTATAGCATCTATATTTTTAAAATTATGTTTTACTTTTATATTACAATTGAAATTTATCATTGTATTTTCTCCATTCTATACACATATGTACTTCCTATTTTATTTTTATCTAGTACTCTATATTCTGGAATAAACTTCTCTAATTTTGAGATATCTTCAAATGATATTCCATTGCCTTTTTGTATATCATAATTTTTAGTCGTACGACCTTTATATGTACTATAATCCACTTCACCTGTTGATTTTCTGTCAAGTTCATTGACATCTTGTTGCATGTTCAAATATGCATATGGCTTTTTTTTGCTCATTGATTTAAATTTCCATACCTTTTCCGTTTCTCCGTGGTCTTCTATTTCTTCATACTCTGATATATATACTTTTGTTAAATCTCGTAATAGCATTACTTGAATATCCTTATTGAAGCAACATCAATTTTTAATTTCTTTTCTATATCATTAAATGAACTTGAAATAGAACCTTCATTGCGACTTAATAGACCTTCTGCACCTCTTGCATTGTATTCGGAAATAACAGCTTTTTTTATATATGGAAATAATTTTTTATCAGTTTCTTTACGATTAGAAGCATCACAGGCAATAGAAGTCATATCTGCTATGATGTCTTTTATTATATCTTCTGTATCTTCAATATAATTTGCTCCTAATCTTTTTTTTATTTGTTCTAACATCTATTGCCTTCCTTTCTATCCTTTTGAGATTATTCTTGCTATAGCAATTTCTTTATGGTTATATGTATTTCCATCAGAACCTACTACTAAATCCCAGTTTGCTCCATCTGCTAATTCTTCATCTGTTGGTGAATCTGTTGCTTGATTTTTCATTAAGTAACTAACACCATGAGGAGCCATTACTTTTCTTTGTCTTTCATATAAGTAATCTCTATCATTATCAGCATCTCTATCCATTTCATGAGGTACTTTTGCTCCTAAGTCTTCATAGTCAAATGCTCCTTTTCCGAAAACATAAGTAACATACTTAGAATCTCCATATCCTGAAACTTCATAATAGTTTCCAATATTTTCAACAGAAGGTTCTGCAACTGCTGTATAATTTGTTCCGCTTTTTGTATAATATGTTTTTCCTTCTGTTAAAGTTTTATCAGAAGTTTTTGCATATATTGGGTCTCCCTCTTCTTCTGTTATTTCGTCATATTCAATTAATAATTTTCCATTCCATGTATAAACATTTAGTTCTCTTTCAATTCCATTTGGGTCATTATATCTTAAGTTTGTTACTAATTTTTTTCCTTCTAGATTTGTTACTATTACAGAGTTTGCTACTGCTAATTTAAAGTTTCTTCTTCTATCTCCACATGCTTTTTGTAACGCTGTATTTAATGTTGTTTCAGCTACTGATGACTCAGTTTCTCCTGATATATCATATGTGTGTTTTGAAGCAAAAACTTTACCTGCATCTGATTTCATTGAGAATAATGCTTTTGTTATAATTAATAATACATCTTCCCATGCGCTATCCCAGTAATCTCCTAGTTGGTCTGCAACTTGACTCATAAAGTCTTTTTTAGATGTTACATCATATGTAAAGTCATCTTCATAAAACTTGTCTTTTCTACCAATAACAACAACACCTTGTTTATATGTTGGCAATGTTTTTCCTTCATCATATTTTGTTTTTCCATCATAGTTTACTGGTTTGCCTTTTAATCTTCCTATCATTGGAATTATTCCATATTCAGCACCAGTTTGTGATGCAAACATTTCTCTTATTCTATTGTTTCCTTGTAATACTCCTGATTTTATTAATAAATTTAATCTTTCTTGTGGAATTGTGTCATAATAAGCACCGAATGCTCTTTCATTAAAATATTTTTTGTTAAATGTTCCTGTACTTGTAAAATCTGCCATTTTTTATACCTTCTTTCTTTTAATTTTTATATTTTGATAATTTGCAAAGTTCTTCATAAGTCATTTGACTTTCTGGTTTAGAACCTTCAATTGAATCTCCTGTTTGAGGAGCAGGTTCTTTAGAATACTCATTTATTGCTTTTTCTCTATCTGCTTTTGATACTTTTTCAAATATATCTAATTTTGAATTGATACTTTCAGCGGTTTCTCTTGAAAAATCAATAGTATCTATGTATCCTAATGAGATACCTCTTTGATTTGCTTGACGAATTGTTTCGTCTTTTAGTCTATAAGCATTTAGTTCATTTTCAGCCTTATTTGCTCTAGCTCTTTCTTGCTCTAATTCATAAGACTTTTTTTGGTCTTCATCCATTTTTGCAAGTTTATCAGCCTCTGCTTTTTTGGCTTCCATTTCTTCTAACATTGCTTGTCTTTCTTTTTGCTTTTCAGCATTAATCATCTTGTTTACTTCATCTCTTGTATAAGTTTTTTCTTTATTTTCTTCGACATTTGATGGTTCAACTTTTTCTACACTCTCGGCAGTAGATTCCATATCTTTTTTCATTTCTTCATCTTTATTATCCATGATGAAATTCCTCCTTTAACTTTTTCGGCTGAGTTATAACCAAACTATTTTGACTTTTTACGGAAGTCTAACCAAACAAATATAGACAGTTTAATGTCTTATCTAGGACAACAAAAAAAAGAACCCGTCGACTTGGTTCTTGATTTATAATTATAAAATGTTAATAACTTATTTATTATCTTTATTCTTTGCTTTCATATATCCTTCTGCAAAATTATATTTAAATGCCCATATAACCGGTCTAAATATTGTAATTACCGTAAATATAATCCAATACCAAGTTGGCATTTGTAATTTAATACTTAATATTAAAACTAATAACCACATATTATTTTTCCTCCTCCACGATTTTCCAATCTTCGGCTAACATATCAGCTTGACTTGCTAACCAACCTAATTGAATACCTGATGTTCCAACAAATGCTATTGCTTTATTTCCTATTGCATCATGTTCAGCATTTATTATTTCATCATTAGCATTTTTGTAACTAATATTGGTTGCTAATTCTATATATTGTTTTTTACCATTCCAGCCTTGTCTTTGTAGTCTTTTTCCTTCTTTTAAATATTGAATTGCTTTTCCAAAATCAAATAGCTCTTTTTCTTTTTTTATTAATTGTTCGTACCTATCAGATATTTTTATTAATTCATCATATTTATCTTGATCTACCGTGATTGTTGGTGTACTAAAAACTCTATCTAATGCCATCTATTTTCCCCCCTCTCCTTCATAAATTGCTGTATATTTTTTCTTTATATCAAAATTAGTTATTTCATCTGGTGTCAAATTCGCATTAATTTCAATGTTAGAGACAAATTTCAAGTCGTTTGTTATATCATCTGCCCTCTTTATAAGTTCTTGACCTATTGCTATAATAGATTTTTTTGCATTTTCTTTACTGGTTGGTTTTAATTCTTGCATATTTCCTCCTTCTTTCCATAATAAAAGCACCTACTTGTCAGTAAGTACTTAAAATATTGTTTTCTTTAATTTATTGTTTCTCATGCTTTCTTGTTCTTCTTTTATTAACTCTTCATATTCTTTTCGTATATCATCAGGTGTGTTTTCTTTTAATTTTGTCATATTTCCATTTTCATCTTCTTCATTGGATAACCAATCTAACCATCTAGGATTCAGTATCATCTATATCATTCCTTTCATTATCTTAATTATTTCTTTACTAAGTATACTTGCATTGCTCTTATTTTTATAATAGTCTGCAAATGCTTCACCTATTGTCTCACTATATTTTGTCATTGCATACTTAGAAATATTACTTCTTAATAAGTTTTGTGATATTTTATCACTAATTCCTAAATTGTTAAATGCTTTTGCTACAATTTCTTTTGTTGTTATATCATTATTCCAGTCCTTAATTATTAAATTTTTATTAGTATATCTGTTTTTGATTATTTCATATGTAACACAATGTCCTAATTCGTGATTTCCTAAATCCTCGTATGTTGTATTTTTAGGATGAAAACCATTTTTTACATCTTTTTGATATTGTTTTCTTACTGTATTTATATCTCCATAGAATTTCTTGTTAATCTCCATAATATATCTATTATCTTTTATATCTGGAGTAATATTTAATCCACCATTTGGATGCTCTATTACACTAATTTCTTTTAGCTTGTTTCTTACTTGAGGAAATTCTTTGTAAACCTTATTCATATTATTTAATGTATCAAGCAATGCTTTTTTGTCTAATCCTTTTAGTTTTGCTTTTTTAACATTATATTTATTCTTTACTGTCTTTTCTAGAGCGCTGTCAAAAATACCATATTTCTTTTCTAATTCATAATATGGCAAATACATAATATAGCTCCTACAGTAATGGAAATGATGTTGAATAGGAGGTAAATTTAAGCCTAATACCAATCCATTACATCTAATTCTTTGTATTGTTAGCTCTTTTTGTGTCTCACCATAATATCTATCAAATACATTTTCTTTGTCGATGTAAAATTCTTGATTATTTAAACTATCGCACATCAATGTTGTTTTATCATCTTCTACTGCTATAAATCTAACTTTTGAATTATCTTCTGCTACTTCTTTTATTCCTTCTACTTTTGCTTGATTATTTATTCCTATCAAAATCAAGTCAACTGCGCCTGATGTTTTAGTACCATTTATATTAAGTTTTTGATTATTTTGTCTGTTTATTATTGTTTGAAACTCGCTAGAGTCAATTCCTAGGTCCTTTTGCTGTTGTATATTTAAAATTGCTTGTTTATATATTTGTTGTGTATTATACTGTATTGTCGCTTCAACATATTGCCTCCAATTGAAACCGCTATAATTTGGTTGGTCTAATAATGCAAGAAATAAAGCCATCGGAATTATTGATGGCTTTTTCTTTTTTTCAACTTCTTTTATTCCTTCTTGATAATAATAGTTTGCATCTTCATACATTATTTGCTTTTCTTGTTCTTCTAATTTGCTTTGCTCTTCTATATATGCACTATAAATAAGCAATTCTAGTATTTCGCTATTTTTTACTCTTGTTCTTTTATAAATATTGTTTGCTAATGCAGTAAAATAGCTATTATTCTTTAATAATCCTTGTTCTTTCCATTGTTCTATATATGTATTTATTCTTTTCTTAGTTTTATTATCTGCAATATTATAGATGTTTTCTGTTGTAAAATTAAATGTATCAAATAGTTCTTGAAGTCTGTTTTGAGTTTGTTTTGATGTTTTATTATATAGTTGTTTTAATTCTTGCATTTTTGTATCGTGATAATTCCATATATTCATTTATCTATCACCTTTCCAAAACCAATGATACAAATCTTTTCCCATTTCGCCAAAAAATCCTAACATAATAAAAAAAAGAATCATAAATATTCCTTGCATTTATAACACCTCTATTCTTTATTGATTTGCTTTTTAACTACTTTAGTTTGCTCTTTCTTGTTATCTGCTGTTAGTTTTTGTGCTTTTTGTGTGTCTGTTAAGTCTGTCACTTTATCATCTTGTTTATCTTCTTTATTATTTTGCCCTGCTCCTGCTTGTCCCATCATTTGCATTTGTTGTAAATTCTTTTGAATATTTTCTTCATTTTGTAAGTCCATTTTTGCTAACTCACTTGTTGCATCTAAATCAAGTCCTAATAAGTTTATGACCGTATCATCACTTACTAATCCTCTTATTTTTAATGCATTAGTAATCATTGTTGCTACATCAGAAGGTAAATTTCTATTTAGTTTTATTTCAATATCTCTAAAATCATATGTTTTACCTTTTTCTTTATTGAATTTTTCTAATATTATTCTCCATCTTCTTTTTAAACCTTCTTCGAAATCTCCTTCAAATGTTGCTATATATTGTTGTAAACTAAAGAATTTCTTTTCAAGTGCTGCATTATTATCTGCTTGTGTAAAACCTAAATCTGTCATATTAGGGCAAAATGAACACAAACAAATAATATCAATCAATGTCTTTTTGTGATTTTGTAATGCCGTATCGTTTACATTCTTTTCAACCCAAGCTATATCACTATTTACATCTTTATTTCCATCAAGATATCTTACTCTACTTGTTAATACATACTCATCTTCTTTTTGTCTTGCAGGGTTTATAATATCTTCGCCTTTTTCATTTTGTATAATCATCGGATTTTCTGGTGTATATCCTCTAACTTTCAATATTGCTTCATCATTATATTTAAATACATTTCTTGAATTTTGAATACATCTCTCATATGCTCTTATTAAACTGATTACAGGTTCAAAAATTGCTATTCCATCACAATTTTCTATTGCTGTTGCTGGTATATCATCGTCCCATTTTTTAGGTTGTTGTTCTTTTATGTTTTCTTTAAATAATGGTTCATCTTTAAATTTTTGTTCATACGCTGGTGTACCAAATATTTTTCTTTTTTCAGGTGTATCGTAATAATATCTTTTTCCATCTGCTGTTGTTAATTCTATCATTTGTTGATATTCACCATTTGCCATATATGTACGAATTATTCTGTATATACCTATTAAATTCTTTTTAGCTGAATAATCCCATATAGCGATAGTTTCTAATGCATCACTTCTTGCTATCGTTATTTCTCCTGTTTTTTCGTCTTTATAGTATATTTCATAGCAAGCTCTTTTTATTAAGTAATCTAATACCATATGTAAAAAATGTGAAGCATCATTATTATAGTCATTTATATGTTTAATTAATTCTTTTATTTCTATTATTTCTTTTTCGTCATTAGTTTCATGATTAAATAGTTCTTTGATTATTTTGTCTTTATCTTTATTAAATGCTTTTACTTTATATGTTGGTGCTTTTCCTCCAAAATAACCGGCAGACATAACACTTATATATCTCTCAAGTGGTACTTTTATATCTTCATCATCTAAACTTGCTAGTTCTTCATCTGTTAATTTTCTTCTAAAATTCTCATATAATTCTTTTCTAACATTTAATTCTAGTTGTGCTCTAAAATATATATCTGTTATACTTTTTTCTTCCGCTAATCTTTCTTTACTATATCTTAGCATTGTTTCCTCCAATCAAAAAACACCTACTTTTTAGTAGATGTTATATTTATAAAAGACTTATTAGTCATTGTCATATTTGTATTTTTAGGTTTTGGATTTTCATATACCCCTGTTAAGCAGTCTTCAGCATCATCATGTTCATTTTTTCCTGTTCTTACATAATGTTTTAAATGTTTGGCAAATTCTGGCCATCTATCCTCCCAATTAATTGGAAAATAAATGTTATTCATTACCCCTGTCGAATTACTTAATATTCTTGCAATTTTGTTTTCTCCTTGATGAAACCAATTTACTTTTGTGTGAGTATTCTTTAACTCCTTTAACTCTTTTTGCACATTCCTTGCAAACCCTCTACCACCATTATTACTTTCTATATTCGCATTTCCTACATTATCTTTGGTCATCATTTCTGCTACTGCTGGTTCTGTCACTTCCATTGACTCTTGTGTATAAATAACATCCAAGATATAATATTCACTGTTATACATTTGATAGTCTATTGAGCATAAGTAATCGTCGCCCTCATCTGCTGTATCTGTGTAATTCATAATATAGTGTGCTGGTGGTAACTTATCATAAGTTTTAAATACTGTATATAATCTATTTTTCACATCGATTGGCTCTTGTTGGTAGTTAGCATAAACAATGTCTTTATTCATGTTTTTTGTTTTGAACTCGTAGTCTTCTTTACTTAATATATCTTTACACAACATTGAACCATCATCTTGTACTGCTTTATAATTTATATGTCTTACATTAGGATAATTGTCTAATATATAGCCAGCCAAATCATTACTAGACCATCTTGTCATTATTATAATTAGCTTAAATCCATTTTCTGTCCTTGATAACATTGTATTATTAAACCAGTCTATATGATTTTTTAATGTATTTTCATTATAGGCTTCTTTTGCATTTTTTATAAGATCATCGATTATCATTATTGTACATCCAAAACCTGTTGCAGTACCTGTTGGCGACGTTGCTAAATAATTTGACACCTTACTTCCAGCTAATGCCCACTTTTTTTGTGTAGCTTCGCCATCTTTAATCTTGGTATTAGGAAATATATCATTATATACGATTACGCCTTCTGTTTTTTCAGAAGCTATTGTGTCTCTTACTGATTTTGCAAATGAACTCGATAAATCCTCATTGTATGATCCTGTCATTATTTTTTCATTTGGATTTGTTCCTAATATCCATTCTACTAATTTTCCTGCTGTTCTAGACTTTCCATGTCTTGGTGGCATATTTATTACGCATACTTTTTCATCGCTCTTATAAAAATCTTGTAATTGATAGCATAAATCTTTTAAAAAGTTACGTTCTTCTTCGTAAAAATCAGATGCAGTTAATTTACAATATTCAAAAAAATCACGTCTGGCTAATTCCAAACGTGCTTGTTTTTTTATTTCTTCTTTTAAATTATTATTCATTCAATATCTTTCTCAGTTCTTCTATTGACATTCCTGAAAATGGATTATTTGTATTAACATTGCCATCAATTGTTACTTTTTCCTTAAACATTCCTAAATGTTTTCCTAATAATTCAAGAGCCTTAACTTTATCACATGAATCTACTTGTATTCCAAATTTACCTTCTTTTATCCCAGATAATGCTTTTTTCTGTTCTTCTGTCAATTCATCTGTAGGAGTAAACTCTATTCCAGTATATTCTTCTTCCTTGTAATCAACTATATCTTCTCCGTCAAATACTGGTACATTTCTTTTCATTTTCTTCAATTTTGCATAATCACTTGCCTTTGAAAAAGCTATTGCTGCTAACTCTTTTATTACCATATCTTGTGTTACTTCTGTTCTTTTTTCTATTTCTTGTTGCTTTTTAGATATGTATTCTTGAACCTTAACATTTCTTAACATTCTGCTTGATGCTGCATTTGCAGTTTCATCTTTTTTACATCTTGGATAAGCAACCTTATATGCTCTTGTTGCATTAAGGTCTATTAAATATTCATCACAAAATCTTTTTTGTGTATCTGTCATATAAGATTACCTCTCTTTCTATTTTGTCTTTGCAAATTCTATGTTACTTGTATAATTGCATTCTTTCCCGCAATACTTCTTATTGCATTCTGTATTTTTATCTTTATCACATAAATATAGTAATTCTATTCCTAAATATTGATTTACTATTTCGTTTATAAAATCATTACTACTTGCAACCACTTCGCATACATCTTCATAACTGAATGTTTTATCGTCGTTTTGATTATGTCCGTATTCATATAGCCAAACATGTGTTAGTTCGTGTTTCAATGTCTTTATTATATTAGCTTGATCTTTTAGTAGTATTATTGTTTGAGTTCTATATATTGTTACTCCTAATGTTCCATCATTTTTCATTTCGTTATTTATTGTGGCTTCATCTACTTCTTCTATTAGCCATTCCGTATTATTTATTTTAAATTTCATCTTTATCCTCACATATATTTAAATATTTACATTTCTCGCATTGTCTTTTCTCATCTATAATACACTTTTGTCTTTTCTTATTCTCATAAAATTTTCTTCTTCTATATTCATCGTCTATGTAGTTTGCTATTATACTACCTCTCATATACAACACTTCCTTTGTATAAAACACTATGTAATGATACAGGAGCTATGTTCTCCTTCGTGGTTAAGTTCTTTTATAGTTACCAATAAAACCGTAGTATTACCTGCGTTAAAACCTAAACATATTTTTTTATATCACTACGCACAACTTACAAATATAAAATTAGAGCCCACTAGAAAGCTCTATACAAATCGAAACTCAAGGTTTATACATTGTTAAATATTTATATTAACATATCTAGTATCTGTTAATACCAACTAAAAAAAGAGTCTATCTTTATTGATAAACTCTTGATATAATAAAGTATATATAAAATATACAGTGTATGTTAGCGACTTAATTTATATAATGCGTATTGATTTAATGATACGCCTTCTTGTTCTGCTTCTACTGATAATTTATAATGTAATGATTTTGGTATTCTTACAATAAATTTACCGCTAAAATCATCATATCCTACTGGTAATGGTACATCAAATCCACCTTCCAGTTTTGCTTCTATCCAACCTTCCATTGCTTCTCTTAAATTTTCATATGCTTCATCAAATGTTTCTCCTGTACTTTGGCATCCATCTAGTTCTAATACACGAGCATAAAAATAAAACCCACTCTCATCGTGAACTGGTTGAATAATATAATTATATGGTAATTCTAAGTACTCTTTAACATTTTTCATAAAAGCTCCCTCCTTTTTATTAGTGTACTCCGAAGAGTAGGATTTTATTCTCCTATTCTCCTTAGTACATCTTTAACATACACTGCCTTTAATGGATTTTCTTCTTTTATCGTAATCACATCACCTTTTGTGTTTATAAATTGTCTGTGTGATGTTCCGTTTCTTTGGTTTCATATTATATCCGTTGTACTCTAACACTTTTGCCAATTCTTGAAACCTTATTCCATTTGGCTGTCTTTTCATCTTAAGTATCAGTTTGTTAATGTCTGGCATAAATATTCCTCCTTTCACCAGAAATACATGCCTTTATTTAAGACTAAATATATGATACTATATTTGATACCATTTGTCAATACTTTTATGAAAATTTTTTATATAATAAAAGAGTAAACATTTAAAACGTCTACTCTTACACAAACAAACAATTTGCTTTAGCAAATACTTTAGCCGCCTGGTTTTTGAGATATTTTTCATATCTGCGACTCTTTATAATTTATCTATTATAATTATAACTCTTTCAAAACTAAATTTCATCCAAATTTTATCACAATTTTATCACAATTTTTCATTATTCACCTATATTTAGTACATCAAGCATATTTTTTATTGCCGTGTCCCTTATATTTAATAATTGGTTTATAGATTTTGGTTTTTGGAACTCCATGCAGTATTGTTGTGATACATAATCCCATTTAGATTTTTCCATATAATATATCTTTATAACAAACTTTTCTTCTGCTGATAGTTGATTAATCATATTTTCAACTCTTACTATTTTTTTGTCTAACTCGTCTTTCAATTTGTTTAGTTCTTCTAATTTAGTTTGTAAAAATTGCCTATCTTCTTTGTTTATGTGTCTTTCTTCTTTATGGTAATTCATTGCCGTATTTAGCACTTTATCTGATACTTTGTTTGTATTACTATGTATGCTATCATAAGCTTGTCCAGCTAACTGCATATTTTCTATAATTTCGTTTTCTGTTTCCTCATATACCGTTCCAGCATATTCCAATCTTTTTTCGTATTCTTCTTTTTTTAATTGTATTTCCGTCAGCTTTGCTTGATTTTTTAAGTGATCCTTTAACATTCTTTCAACGTCTTCTTTTATATATTGCATCATTTGTACCTCCTACAAATATTTTTTTAGATCTTCTTTTCTGACTGCTAATGTTAACTTGCCTAACTCAAAACTTATAACTCCATCTTTATCTAATATCTCAAACTGCTTTTTTACTACTGTATCTCCATTTATCATAACCATTTCTATTTTATCCATTACATGTACCTCCAGATTATCTGATTTCTTTCGCTTTATTTATAAAATATTGTTTTATACACTCTTTACACTCTTTTGCATCTTCATATTCATTACAATTTGCTTTTTGCCCCATTTGTTTACAAACATCTTCGTCTATATCATGATTATTTATTGTTTCTGACATTAAATCAATTGTCTTGTCTTGTTCTTCTAGCATAGATAAAACTATTTCTATTGCTTCTTTATCTACATTATCTATTGAATAATCATTATTAAATTTTGTTGTTATAATTTTATTTGATCTCTCTACTGCTTGTTCTTTTGTCATAGCTTGTCTTCCTCAATTGGTAATATTTTAAAATCTATTTTAGCTCCAGTTTGTTGCTCTATTAGATCTTTTGTGTTTACTATAATTTCTGGATTGTAAGCGTTGTTTGGAATATTGTCTATTTTTAATATTGCCTCAATTTGTGGTCTCTCAAATAATTCTTTTGGAATATCTAATTGTATTTTACAAGCAATTTCATTATATGCTAAATCTGGTCTTGTTTTTCTAACACCTTTTATACCATTTTTATTTATAATCAACCAATTTACAAACTTCATTTTATTCTCTCCCTTCTAGTAGTTCTTGTAAGGCTCTTTTTTGATTCAATAAGCATAACTTGTCTTTTTCAACTGCTTTTTTGTATTTTTCGTCATCCTCGTCTAAATATATACATTCTGATATTGCTATGTCCAATTCTTCTATTTTGGCTTTTATTTCTTGTTTTGGTATAACATAATTATTGCAGTTTTCAAATAAGTCTTCTTCTAATTCATTACAATATGTTATCCTCTTTCCTAATGCTTTTTTGAATTTATCTCTATCCACTTTTATTTCTCTATTCTCTTTTAATAAACAATCCACTATTTCAAAGAAAAAATCAGGTTCTATTTTGTTTATTATATTCCTATTTCTTTTTAATTCTTCATATGATTTTAATAATTCCTCGTTCATTTATTCCTCACTTCCTTTAATTCATGAATATTATTTTTATATGATATATTTTGTTGTCTTAACAATTCATTCTCTTTTAATACTCTTTTATAATTTGATAAAATATGTTCTATTGCTTTTGCTAATTTAAAATTTGTTTTAATCCTATCTCCATATTTCATTAGTAATATACTATACCCATTTGTTTTAAATTCTTCTAATATTTTGATATCTTCTTCTATACTATTTTCCACTACTCGTCCTCCTCTTCTGGTTCAATAACTTTTGCTATTTTTGCTCCACATTTAGGGCAATAATTATAGCTATTATCTTCTGGTGTTCCATATTCAAAGTACCACTCTTCTTTACAATTACTGCACTCATATATAATATAATCATAATCATCTTGTTGTATAAAATTACATTCTTCCACTTAAAATACCTCCTAAAATATAATAAAATTATGAATACTATCTGTATATTCTTTATATTCTCGCCCCTTATTTATAGATATTTTAAAATCATATTCGCTATTTTCTATTACTGTTTCAATTTTTGTTACTATTCCACTATGTTTGCCATCTTTTGTTGTTAATCTATCTCCAATATTAAATCCTCTCATTTTATCCTCCTATCTTTTTCAAATAGTCTTTCATAAATTCTTTTTGCTTACCCGTCATTTTAATTTTAGTATAAATACAATTTTCACCATTTGGTAACATTCCTACACTTATTGTTTTAGCTTTCTCATATTGATTTATAAAATCATTAAATATTACTTTTATTATTTCTTTATTTTCTATCTCATCTGCTGTTTTTTCTTTCACTATTTATCACTCCTCTCACTATTTTAAATACATACAACCGTACTTATTAAAATCTTTAGTACAAGTATCTCTGTGGCAAAAACCATTATCTATTCCACAAACAAATTGATTATCGTGTTCTATTTTATATGTATCAAATTCACATTCTTGTTCGGATAGTATTTTATTTCTATATTCAATATCTTCATCTCCATTCTTTTTAAATTTATCTTTAGCTTTATTTGTTAAAGTATAAACCTTACAAAATAGATAAGGATTAGATTCAGTATACAACCCATTATCATATTCATCAAAAGCAATTGGAACTTTCTCTAATTTTAAGTATCCTTCTTCTGCTAATTGTTTATAGGCTTTTCTTATCTGATATGTAGATGTTTCCATTTTATTTGCTAAAAATTCAGCTGAAATTCCGTCTACCCAGCAACCTGCTTCCCAGAATTTAGTTTGTAAATCATAAAACGTTTTAAGGACATCATCTTTAGATACTTTTTTATATTTATTCATCTTTTCCTCTTTTCCTCTTTTTTTTTTAATTCTTTAATTGTTTTTAATCTAAAATCATCTATTCTCTTGCTTATTTTACTTAAATTAATTATTCTTGTTTTTCCAAAAATTCGTGCTAACAAATTCTGTTGTTTTTTAGTTATAAATACAATAAATTCAAGTATGTTATCGTATATAATAGCTATTCCTCGTAACATCAAATAAGGTAAATTTAAAATAATTTCTAAAATATAAAACATTTCGTATAATATTACATTTTTTAGTCCTATTTTTTTTATACATTCTTTATATTTCATCTTCTCCTCCTACTTAATAATCTTTAATTCCAAATCTGGATAAACCTTCTCAAATATTTTATGTTTTAATTTGAATACATCTGTCTGTAATCCTTTGACATCTTCTACTATTGTTTTACCATTTTCTATGTACTTAAAATCCGCAACATATTCTATTTTTCTAAATGTTCTTCCGTTTTTCTTAAAACTATCTTGTAACAGAAATCGTGGTTGTAATTCTAAGTCTGTTATTGTTCCTACTCTTTCTAACAGCTTTAATTCTTTATATCTTGTTGCTTCTAGATTACTATCAAACTTTATATTGTCTACTACTATTTTTTTATTTCTGTATTTGCTCATTTAATAACTCCTTTTCTATGAGATCCTTCCAGTTCATTTGATTAGCCTCAAAGTCCTTGCATCTGTATCTACTTTGGAAGTTTTCATCTTCCAATCTTAAACAACCTGTACAGTACTTACATATACCTTTCATATCTTTTAATTGTTTCATAGGCTAGTCCTCTGGCATTTTATAGATCTTATTATTTTGTCCTACAGCTTCACATCTATTAAATTTATACATATTTATTATTTCTGCTAATACTTCTTTTGCTCTTTCTTCTATTTCGTATTTGCCTAAAATTTGTAATTCTTGCTTTGTAATCCATTTTTGCCATTTTCCACATTTGCCACAATACAAGCCTCTTCTATTTCCTTGTATTTTTACAAATAGTTTTTCACTATCACATTTACTACATTTATCTTGCATAATTGCCTCCTAATCAATTCTTGGGATATGTTGATAATTTATTGCTTCAAATCCTGCTTGTGTTCTCTCATATACTGCTACTGTTTTGCCTGTGTATTCGCATTTCTTTTTATCTACTGCTTTTACATATCCCATTTTTTCTAATTCTGTTAGCCTTGGTGCTGTATAATTTCTTTCTGTACTTGGTATAAATCTTAAATCAAATAATTCTACTGCTAATTCCTTTGCCGTTTTAGGCTTGTCTAATCTATTCAAGATTTGTATATATCTTATTTTTGTTTTATCTTGTATGTCATTAAAACTCATTTGCCTTGTTTCTGTTGTAATCATTTGTTTATCACTCTCCTATCTGTTTTACACTCATTCTATCTGCAAGTTGTTTTGTAAAATCTTGCATTTGTTGAGGTAATAGTTTTTGTCCTCTTTCTCTGTTTATCAATACTTCATATTGTTTTAAAAACTGCCCTTTTGTAACTGTGTTTATTGTTTCCATATCTACCATTGCTAATTGTTTTACTTGATTTGCACTTCCAAAAAATCTCTTAACTTCTGGGCTATAATTATTAAATTGTTCCTCGGTCATATAAAGACCATTGCTTATCATTCCAATTGCTTCGTTCCATGCCTCTATTCCTGTTTTCTTTGTTGTTGGATTGATTAGCTCTATTGCATTTTTTCTTACTTCATGTATTGTTGGTGGGTAAGGGCTTTCTATTATTGTTTTCTTTACCGCTTGTAAGACTATATTGTAATCTAAGTCTCCTAAACACTCTTGCCATGTATTTAACATCATCTCTCTTTGTGTTTGTGATTTATTTGCAATATCTTCATAATTACCAGCCAAAAGTGTTATTATTTGCACCATTTCGCTCTTCTTCATCTTTTGCCTCCTTCCATAAATCTATAAATCCGTCCATTTTGTCCTTTTTTTTGTTATTATATTTTCCCTCCAGTATGGAGACTGCCTTATCTGGTCTTATCATAAAGTCGAAATCTGCTTTCCAGTTTCTATCGTTGTCTCCTATGAGAAAATCTGTATTATTGGCTAGTATGCAAACTTCTATAAATTGCTGTGGTGTAATTTCTTTTAGCAGCTTATTTATCGCTATTTTTCGTTTAGCAGTGAGTTTTTGAACTCGAGGAAGGTTTGGGCAATAGGAATTGTAAATTCCTATAATGTTATTATATTTATCTTTTACTTCTACTTTTTCATCTTCATTTACATCTACTTTTACATTATCATTTACTTCTTCATTTACATTATCAGTTATTTTTGTTATACCGTGTTATATCATTTATAACGTTGTTATTTTTGTTATCTTCTGTTATAACTTCGCTATTTTTGTTATTCCATCTATTAGCCATACCTTTCTTGCCTGCTTCACTTCTTTTATTCTTTGTGCCTTCCCATTTATCTCTGTCTCTATCTAATTGTGTTCTGATAAAAGAGAAAGCCATTTTTAGCATTCCACTTAATTCTGTTATTTTTCCAGTTTCTTCATACAACATAATTGCCCTTAATAATTGTCCTAATTCTTCGTCTGTTAGCAATTCAAATTGTTCTTTATAATCTAAGTAAATTAAAAAACTGCTTTTCATACTTTCTCCTTTCGTAAAATAAAGGGCTAAAACTTATGTCTAGCCCTTGTTGCTCTTAATCTATAATCATTAATCTTGTTTCTATATCTGTAGGTATATTGCCCTCAAAAACGAAACTATTCTTTAGTATATATTCGTTATATGTATTTGCTGTTTTATTTGCTCTCATCTTTGCTTGCTCTGCCCAACTTTGTTTTTCTGTATTAATATTATTTTTATATTGTTCGTATGTAGCTTTATCTGTTTTATAACTTGCTATCATGCTTCTACAAGTATCTTCTACCTTTTTTATGGTGTTATAACTTGTTCTATCTCCTATTTTTCTATCTATATAATCTACTTTGTTTGTAAACCAAGTATTAAACCAACCACCAAATACTCCTATAACTGTTAATATAATAATTAATATTATTATTCCTATTGTTATTAAAAAACCTTTCATTATTGAGCCTCCTTATATGTTACTACTGTATCCTTAACCTCAAATGGAATGTCGCTATATAAATATGTTCCTGTCCATTCTATGTATTTTCCATCTGGTGTAAAAAAGAATATTCCATTATCATTTGAGCCATAACTTCCATCTACATCAGGTAGCCATTTATTACTATATCTATCTACGCTTTTGATATTTAAATCACTTTCTGAACTATATGATGTATTCTTTTCATAGTATTCGCTATCTGGTGTCAAAAAGCTATTTAAACTTGATATTTTGCCATCCACAATAAATTTCCCTGCGCAAGATCCATTTTCTAAAAATAACGCTATATACCCCAAAGGTTTTTCTATTTCACAAACCAATGTGTTAGCTCTTTCTCTCTGACCATTTACCCAATATGTTCTTCTAATCAAGTTATATCTTTCAAGGCTATAATCGATATCCGTCGGTGTTGGCTGATTTTCTGCCAATGTATTACCCATGCTTAAAGTTGCTTCTACATCTTTTTTTGTACTAGTAGTGGAGGTCTCCATACAACCTGTCAATATAAATAATGATACTATTAAAATTCCCACCATAATAATTAATTTCTTTTTCATTTTTCTTTCCTCCTTAAATAACTTTTTCCTATTAATTTCATAAATTCTTCTTCTGTATGTGTTTTCATATATTCTTTTTGTGTATCTATTCTTAATTGTTTTATAACATTTTCATTGTCGTGGCATTTTCTACATATTAGTTTTACAAATTTATGTTGTATACTTCTTTTTCTATTGCTTCCACCATAAACTTCATGTGGGTCTAAGTGTCTTGAATAGTTGCCACAAAACTCACATATTCCTTCTTTTACTAGGTTTTTATCTCTTTGCCTCTCCAGTTTTACTAACTTCTTGCTTTTCTTTTTAATTGTTGTAACTTCTTTTTTCTTTTCTGTCTTTTTTTTAGGTACTGGATTAAAACTGTTTGATAAATCTGTTACTATCATTTTCTATCCACTTCAACCTTTCTATTTCAGCTGGTGTTAATGTAGGTATTCCTAGTTGTTGTGCTTCTTGTATAACCCCATCTAAAAGAACTCTAAATTCGTTTTTATCCATTTGAGAACTACCTTCATATACTTTATATATTTTGAAATTTACTCCGCTTATTTTGGCTTCTCGTTCGAAATTATAGTATTTGAAAAACTTTGATACATCTATATCAGCCCTTATTGTTACTAACATTGATTGTGAATAGTCCTTTATCATTTTTAAATATGTATCATCTTTTGATAATCGCATTTTATTTGCTATCTCGTTAATTAAGCTCCACATATAAGCGTTTTGAGTAAGAGTTCTTTTTTCTTTATGTTCTTTTATCTCAAATAGCTTTTCTCTTTTTTGATTAAACAACCATTTTACTAACGTTTCTGCTGTTCCTATCATATTTACCCCCTACCATGGAAGTTCGTCCAAATTATCAGAAACAATGTCGTTGTTTTCAACTTCTTTTGTAGTATTTTCTTCTTTTCCTTCTTTTTTACTATCTCCAAAATAAACTTCTTCTGCAACTACTTCTGTAACATAATGTTTTTGTCCTTTATCATCATCATAATTCCTTGTTTGTATTCTTCCAACTACTGCAACTTGTTGACCTTTCTTAAAATATTTACTACAAAACTCTGCTGTTTTGTTCCAAGCAACTATGTTTATAAAATCAGCTTGTCTTTCTTCTCCTTCTTTTACAAATCTTCTGTTTACTGCTAAACTAAAGCTTGCTACTATTATGTTATTTGTTTGTGTATATCTAACTTCTGGGTCTTTAGTAAGTCTGCCCAGTAAAATTACCTTATTCATAAAATCATCCTTTCTTGTAAACAAATACTCGTTTACCTTTATTATTTTTGATTGCTAATTTTGTTATCTCTTTGTTTGTTATTTCAATTGCTTCAACATAGAATTTTGTTTTTGTTGTTTTCTTGCCTTGTTTGTCTTCTAAAACAAAATTTGTTTCATTTTTTTCATCTACAACTGGTATATATATAAATGGTGCTGTATATAATTCTCTGCCTATTCCCCAGTTAAATCCTGCTCTTTTAAAGCTATCACTTGCTAACCCTTTTTCTTTCTCTGTAAAACTTTCTGTCCCTGTATCCTCTTTGCTAATCCATTCTTTTTTATCTTCATCCCAAATTTCTATAATACAATTTGCATTATCTCTGGTATGTTTTCTTTGCCAATTCTTTGCACCTACGGTTTCATCTAAAATATCCATATCTACTCTAGCATCTTTGTAAAGTAATAAAGCTAATCCTTTTTCGTTAATCTGAGATACTCTACAATCGATTTCATTCGCTTTTAAGTCTCTAAACATATTCTCCATAAACTTTTTCCTCCATATCCATTAAATCTAAATAATCCATATTTTTTCTCCTATTTAACTCTTAAACTTGTTTTATCATTTATAATTCTTGTTCCTGCAACTATCTCCCCTGTTTCTTTGAAGTGATTTTTTATTGCCGTTTTATCTATTTTTGTTGTAATTACTTCTTGCTTAAATTCACTTGGTATTTCATCTTCATTTTCTATTTCTACCGACATTGGATTTTTAGTTATTTTTAAACTTCCTAATTCAGTTGGTATCTCTACCAGTCCTAATTTTTCCATATTTTCTTTTACATATTTGTAAAATTTCTCAAGCTTTGTCTCTCCTTGTTTTCTTATGTCTGAAAGTCTTTTTTCTTCTGCTTTCATTGCCTCTAACAAACTTTCACTGTTTTTTATATATCCTATAATATTTGCACTTTTATTTTGCAATTCTAATGCTAATTCATTTCCTAATTCGTTATATTCTTCTTCTGTTAGCTCTCCTTCATTTGCCTTATTTATTAATTCTACAAATTTACTTGTTATATTGTATAAGCTTATGTTTGACATTTTTTTAATTCCTCCCTTGCATTTTTTTATTTTCTGTGCTATTATTTATTTAATCATGTTTAATTAATGAGTTTATTTTGTACTATTTGTTTGAACTGTTTTTCGCAAATAGTACATTTTTTATTTTTTCAAAAGTAATAAAATAGTTTTCTTTGCTTTCTTCTGAATTTTTTATAATGTCTTCTATTTCTTTTATTTTCCTTGCGAAGAATGTTGCTCTTATTTCTGCTATTTCCTTATTTTTAAGCCTGTCCTTATTGTCTTTAAGTTCTTTTTGTAGTTCATCTATAGTTGTTATTAACTCGTAATCTTGTCCAAAGCCCGTAACTATCATTACAATAATTGCTATAATAAAACCCAGAATTATACCTATAAATACTTCCACTCTCTTTCCCTCCTTTCTATCCCAATATTCTATTTAGCTTTCTATCTAACTTGTTCAAGCCTTTCCATATTTCTTGATATAGATTGATCTTGAAAACTTTATAAACCATAACTTCTGTTACTATTGCTAATATAATTGTTACTACTAGCTCTGCTACTACTACCATACTGCATAAAAATAAATCTACTAAATAACTTATCATTTGTTTCGACTCCCTTCTAAACTAATATTGATTTTGCTTGTTCTAATTTTGCTTCTGCTTCTATTGCTCTTTTTAGTACTGTCTCATATTGTTTATATGAAACATTACCATCTCTGTACACTTTAACTTTGTATTGATTATCAGTAGTAAATCCCTCAAGTTCTCCCTTTATTAGTTGCTTTTTTACTTCTGCCTCTCCGATTCCTGTTTGTTTAGCATATGCCCTTGCAGATAAATAATAAAATGGTACTTCTTGCATATTTTGCATATTAATCCTCCTTTATCTAACTTTGTAAAACTATTTTATATTTATTTCGTTAAACTTCTTTTGCCGTTCTTTCACTAACTGTGAAACTAGAAGGTACAAAAATATCATCCATTTTACAATTCAATATTTCTACTATCTTTTCAGCCTTTTCCACTGGTACTTTTCTTTGGTTATTTTCATACATATTATAGCAACCGATAGAAACATCAATCTTTTCTGCCATATACTGTTGTGTAAATCCTTTTTCTTTTCTTCTAACCTCTATTTCTGTCATTTTTTCGCCCCCTCATTTTTACTATTTGTGAAATCTATGATTATATTATTACAATTTGTGAATATTGTCAATAGTTTTTTAACATTTTGTGAGAATATTTTACAATAAGTGAAAAAAGTGTTATAATATCAATAGATTTCACATTTTGTAAAAATAAAAAAAGGATATGATTTTATGAGAAATATTTTAGGAAAAAGAATAGAGTTTGAAAGAAACAGATTAGGAATTAATCAAACTGAATTGGCTAAGAAATTAAATCTATCATCTAGTGCTTCTATATCTCAATACGAAAGTGGAGAAAGAACACCTAGTGATGATATAAAATTAAAAATGTCTGAGATTTTCAACTGTTCATTAGACTATCTTATGGGTAAGACCGATATAAGAAAGCCAGAAAAACTAAATATAGATGATGCAGATGTTGCATTTGCGAGTGGTGTAAAAGCATTGAATGATACTAACAAAATGATTATCAAAAATACATTAGAAGCTTTATTGGCAAAGCAAGAACAAGATAAAGAAAATAAAGAGGATAAATAAATGAATTTAGATAACATTGAAGATTTAATAAATAGAGAAAATATTAATTTAATAGATACTTATCTAGAAAATTCTTCTGGAGCTTATATTAATTACAATAAGTTAAATGTTATTATATATGATTCTTCTAAGTCGTCTTCTTGTATTGATAAAAAGCTTGTCTTAGCAGAAGAATTACGGTCATTACTATTATAACGCCACCTATAAATTTGATTCTGATTTACAATTCATAAGTAAGCAGGAATACAAAGCAAAGAAGTGGTCCTACAATACACTCATTTCTTACGAGAGACTAAAATTTGCTATTAAGAATCGGCATTAATGATTTATATGGTTTAGCCGAGTATTTTGAGGTTACTGTCAATTATATGCAAAACGCAATTAAATTTTATATAGATAAATATGGAGATTTTACAAAAGAAGCATTAGTTTATTAATGCTTTTTTATTCAGGAGGATATTATGGCAAGAAAAACGAATTTTAAAGTTAATGGATATGACTATTATAAAGTAACAAAAACAATTGGTCGCAAAGCTGATGGAACACCTATAAAAAAAACATTTTATGGTTCATCTAAAAGTGAAGCTGAAGAAAAAGCAAATAAATACATTAATGATTTAAAGTTAGGAATAATTGACAGTGATAGAATATATACAATAAATATTTTATTACCTTTATGGTTATATGGAACGAAAAAAAACAACATAAAATCTTCCACATTAGACAGTTATGACGGTATATATAAAAGATATATTAAGCCTAATATAATTGCAAATGTTCCTATAAACAATATTAAATCATTAAAAATACAAGAATATTATAATAATTTGGAAACAACTCCTACTAATGTAAAAAAAATCCACAAATTACTCAATCAGTTTTTTAATTACGCAGAAAAAGAAGGTTATATATTAAAAAATCCTTGTAATAATGTTTCTTTGCCACGAGACAAGAAAACAACATTGGAAATATTAGAAAACAAGTCAAAATTTCAATATTACAGTGAAGATGAAATAAAAAGATTGAAAGAAGTTTTTAAAGGTAATAAATTTGAAAATATTGTTTTATTTGCATTAGGAACGGGAATGAGAAGAGGAGAAATTTTTGGGTTACAATGGTCTGATATTGATTTCAAGAATAGACAAATTAACATTATTCATAATTTAACATATATGGCAACTGATATTACTGAAAATTCAAAAACTTATCATATAGAGCTACAAACACCGAAAACCAAAAATTCAATTAGAACTATACCTATGTCTGACAATATTTTCGCTTTATTGAAATCAATTGAAAATAAAAGTCCTTCATATGTGTTTGCTCCTAACAATGGACATTTTGACATTAAATATTTTCAAAAAGTATATAATAAAAAATTAAAAGAAGCAAAAATTGAGAATAAAACATTTCATGATTTAAGACATACATTTGCTACAATGTTATTAGCAAATGGAGCTGACCTTATCACAGTAAAAGAATTATTAGGACATAGTTCCATAAAAACAACAGAAATCTATTTAGAAGCATTACCAAAAACAAAAGCAAATATTATAAATAAAATTGACTCTATTCTAAACTGA